CCGCGCTGCACCTGAGCAGCATCTTGCGCCCTGTCGCAGACGATAACCGCATCACCCACGGCGCGGACAACACCACGACACTGTACGGCATCTACGCCGAAGGTTCCGTGGAGAACGGCACGTTCACCGGAAACGACCTGACCGGCGCAGGCACGACTCCCGCGAATGCCCTGCGCGTCATGTCGCCCACCTGCACAGTGTCCGGCAACATCGGGCGTGACGGGTTGCCAGCCTAAAGCCTATCCGCCAGTTCGTCGGCGGTGGTGTTGTAGATAATCTAATTAAAAAGGAGGCAGCAGTGAAAGGACTCGTCAAGAACACTTGCGGAACCCGCCGAGTGGTGTTTGCAGTCGGCCTCCTGTTGTTTTTCTCCGGGTTTGGCGTGCTGGCCAACAACCCCGACGGAAGCCCTGGGTATGGCGAGTGGTTCCGAATCGTTGTCGGCCTGCTGATCGCGCTCGTAGCGGCGTATGCTAAAGGCGTCGAGTCCCGGGTCACGAAGGTGGAGGCGAGGATCGACGCTTCCTCTACCCACATCACTGACCTGCGTGAACTACTCGCCGGCCATCATTACGACAAGGACGAAATCGATCGCCGGTTCGACCGCCTTGAACAGCTGATTGCCCAATCCCGGGCGGAGTCCTTGAACGGCATCAGCGCAGTGCACCGCCGTTTGGACTACCTCCGGGTTCCGCCCGCCATCAGCAATAGCGAAGGACGTTGACATGGCCCGCAAGACCAACGAGTACGGCATCAACAAGATCAAGCAGCTGGAAGGGTTGCGGCTCACTCCGTACCTCGACAGTGCTGGCGTTCCGACTGACGGCTACGGTAACACCCACGACGTCATCATGGGCCGGGCCATCACCAAGGAGAAGGCGGAAGCTGATCTGCGCCGTAATCTGGAGACGGCTGAACGTGCTGTCGATACGCTGGTCAAGGTGCCGCTGAACGATTACCAGTTCGCTGCCCTCGTCTGCTTCGTATTCAACGTCGGCGTTGGAGCGTTCCGTGGCTCGACTCTCCTGCGCCTGCTCAACTCCGGCAAGTACGATGCCGTCCCATCCCAGCTGATGCGCTGGAACAAGATCACCGTGCGTGGCAAGAAGGTCCCGAATCGGGGTCTGACCAACCGCCGCGCAGCGGAAGTCGGCATGTGGTCGAAGAACGGCTTTGCGGCTTCCCGCGACGCTTCCCCGGTCAAGCCGACCAATCTGGCCCGCTCCCGCACGATGCAGGGCGCGGCGGTTTCGACCGTTGGCACCATCGGCGCTGCCCTCACCGACGCATCCTCGCAGGTTTCCATGGTCAGTGACTACTCGACCGCCCTGCAGACCATCTTCGTCATCCTGACCCTCGCCGGGGTCGGCATGACGATTTACGGCCGTCTTCGCATCCGCGAAAACGACGGTGTTTGACCCCAAGCGCCCACTCTAGGAGAAACGAAATGCGCGAACAAGCCGATCTGGACCCCCGGGACTTCGAGAGCCGTGAAGCGGCCGACAAGTCCGTGTACGTGAAGTTCTACACCAAGCCGGTGCAGGACGAGGCGGAATCCGTCAAGGAAGGCCGCCCGATCTACAAGGAGCGGGAGTACGTCGAAATCCGCACCCCCGGCCAGCAGAACAACGTGATCCAGCGCCCGGTGACGGACATGGATCGCCAGCGCTTCCGCCTTGCTTACCGTCAGTTCAAGGACGGCATCGAGGATCAGCTGGTCGGTACCCCGCTGACCGAGGTCGGCTGGATGACCCGCTCGCAGGTCGAAGAACTCCACCACATGCGCGTCCGCACCGTCGAGCATTTGGCCGAGTTGAATGATTCGGTCTGCGGCGCACACGCCGGCCTGTACAAGCTGAAGCAGAAGGCGCAGCAGGTGATCGAAGAGGGTAAGAAGAATGCCCCCTTCGCCGTCCTGCAGGAACAGCACGAGCGGGCGATGGCCGAAATGGAGGCCCTGCGCCAAACGGTGGCCGAGCAGTCCGAAATCATCAAGGGCCTGCAAGCCGCGAAGTCCGCGAAGTAAGGGGAGCCAGTCATGGGCGTACAGACGGCATTGCAACTGGTCAACAACGCGCTGCAGGAGCTTGGACTCCCGCAGGCGCAGACGATCGCCTCCTCGCTGGACGATCAGACCGGTTTCCAGTGTCTGGGCCTGCTGAACTCGCTGGGGACGCAGCTGTACCGCGCCCATGACTGGCATTTTCTCGAAAAGACCGCTGAAATCACCGGGAACGGGGTGGATGATTCATACCCCCTCCCGGCCGATTTTGGCCGCATCGTCAACCAGACCCAATGGTCTTCGTCGATGAAGCGCCCGATGTCTGGGCCGGTGTCCCCGCAGGCGTGGTCGTGGGTGCAGTACGGCATCGTTTCCGTAGGCGTGTACTACCGCTACCGCATCATCGGAAGCCGCCTGCACATCTTCCCGAAGCTGGCCAACGGCGAGAAGGTCAACTTCTACTACATGACCGAGCGCTGGGCGATCAACGGCCCCGACAACATTCCGAAGATCGCTGTGACCAGCGATTCTGACCGCACGATCTATGATGATTACCTGCTGATCGCCGGCCTGAAGTTCAAGCTGTGGTCGGCTAAGGGCATGGATTCGGCTGGCCTCTATGCCGAATTCGAGTACATGCTCAGCAATCAGAAGGCGCAGAGTCAAGGTGCCCCGACCATTTCGCTGACCACTTCCTACAACGAGCAGTTCATTTCCGGGCGCAATATCCCGGATGGCGGATGGAATGTTTAAGCAGGCGGCTGCCCGCCCCCGAGTATCGAGCGCCAAATCGCTGCCTGCCCCAACCGGCGGGCTGAACGATTTCGACCCGATTTCGACGATGGACCCGTCGTTTCTGTTGGAGTGCACTAACTTTTACCCCGACACTGGCCTTCTGGTCGTTCGCCCCGGCTATCAGGAATGGGCCACCGGGTTCGGTGCACCGGTCGAAACGATCATGTCATTCAATGCGCCAGACGGCAGCTTCCGGCGGTTCGCGGCGACCAGCGCCGGAATCTACGACATAACCGCCCCGGGTGACGCCCCGACGCTCGTGAAGGTAGCCACTGACGGGTATTGGGACTCAGTCAATTTCGCCAACGTGGGTGGGCAGTACCTGATCGCCGCAAACGGCGTCGATCCGGCCGTGTTCTATAACGGAACGACGTGGGCCAGTTTCGTGACAGCTGCAACCCCGGCCGCCCCAGGAGAAATTAGCGGCGTGGCCCCGGAAGACTTGATTTCGGTCATGTCGCACAAGGGCCGCCTGTGGTTTATCGAGAAGAACTCGATGAATGCGTGGTATCTTCCGATCGATGCCATCGGCGGCGTGCTGCAGCCCTTGTATCTCGGGGGAATATTCCGTAAGGGCGGCCATTTGGTCGCCTGCGCTCGTTGGTCTGCCGATACTGGCGAGGGTTTGGATGACCGGCTGGTGTTCATCACCTCGACCGGTGAGGTGGCGTCTTACTCCGGCGTCGACCCGGATGATGCCCTCTTGTGGAGCCTTGACGCGGTATTCTTCGTCGCTCCCCCGCTGAGCCGTCGCTCCATCACAGAATATGGCGGCGACCTCCTGATGCTGTGCCGCCGGGGCATGATCCCGCTGTCGTCTCTCGTTACCGCCGAAGGAAACGAAGACCTGTTCTCGAAGGCGATGACCCGGCGCATTTCGCGGTCGCTGATGCGCATCACCGCCCTAACCTTCGCCCCGTTCCCGGCGGAGGTTACGACGTACAATGATGCCGGATGGGTTCTGATCAATATCTACAACGGCGCTCCGGACGCCACTTCCCCGTACGGCATGATTCTCGGCGACGGCGAGCGTCCCATCCAGTTCGTGATGAACGGTTTGACCGGTGCGTGGGGCAAGTTCGACTACCCGGTCCGGACTGTCAAGACGATCGATCGCCTCCTGTTCATGGGGACGGAGGACGGCCGGGTGGTGGCGGTCACCCCCGAGTCGCACATAGACAACATCAAGCTGAACGGAACGGACGGCGTGCCGATTCAAGCTTCTGCCATGGGGGCCTACACCTATTTCGATAACCCGGACACAAACAAGCACGCGAAGTTGATCCGCCCGGTGTTCCAGACCGAAGTGAAGCCGTCCTACATCGTGAAGGTCCTTCCGGACTTCCGGCTCGACCGCCTGCTGCAGACGCCCCCGGCGTCGGGGGCCACCGGCAACGCGAAGTGGGACCTGTCGAATTGGGACAGCACCAATTGGGCCTCGCTGGAGAGCGTGTACCGTCCTTGGGTTTCGGCCAACGTCCTCGGGTACGCTTTCTCGTGGCAGATTCGGGTCAACACCGCTTCCGCTCTCGGCATCGCCTCCATCGGCTGGGTATGGGAACCGGGGGGGCTGATCTGATGCGCTGGATCAATACCGACCGCAATTTCTTGCCGCATCTGGCACAGGCGATGGACCTCAATCCGACTCCGAATGCCGTGTGTGTAGCGGAATTCGACGATGAAGTTCCCGTTGCCGGGGCCATTTTTGACGGCTACAACGGCAAGTCGATCCACTCTCATATTTGGATCGCTCCCGGTCGCAAGCCGAGCAGAAAGTTTTGGTACATATGCTATGACTACATGTTCCGTCAATGCGGCGTGGAAACTGTGATCGGTACCGTGCCGTCCAGTAACAAGGCCGCTCAGAAACTTGACGAACATCTGGGCTACGTTCTAAACTCTACGATACCGGACTATTACCCAAACGGCGACGACATGCTCCTGTACGTATGCACGCCTCAAACCGCCATCAACTGGCAGAAATTCGCACCTCGGGGGAACACCAATGGGCAGTAAGTCCAAAGCGCCGCCACCGCCGGATTACACCAAACTGGCGCTTGAGCAGGCCCGACTGCAGAACGAGCTTGTTGACAAGCAGACTGCAGCCAACCGCGTCAATCAAGTCACCGCTCTCGGTCAGGTCAACTGGTCGCAGGACCCAGTGACGGGCCAGTGGACGCAGACCGAAACGTGGAATCCTGAGGTTTTGCAGGCCCAAAAAGATGCTCTCGCTTGGGATATCGAACAGCGCAATTGGGAACGTGACCGCATGGGATTCGAATCCCAGCGCATGGCCCAAGAATCCCAGCGCATGCAGCAACAGTTGGGCTACGACAAGCAGCGCGCCGACTATGAAGTCGAGCGCATGAAGCAATCGGGGGCCTTCGAAGCCGACCTGATGGCGTACGAGCGCCAGCGGATGGCGAACGAAACCGAAAGGATGGGCAAACAGAACGTCTACGACGACGCGCGACAAGCCTACTCAATGGACGCCATGACCGACGCTTCTGCTTACAACAAGCAGAGGATGGGGTTCGAAGGCGAAAAAATGGGCTTCGCCCGGGACCAGATGGGCGCTGCCCGCAGCCTGATGGATAAGATCACCGCACAGGGTCAAGGCCCGGGGTTCAGCGGTGGCCCGGCAATGCCCACCTACGACGGCGGTTTCGGCGGCGAATTCGCAGACAAGTTCTATAAGTCTGCCACGATGCGGCTGCTCCCGGAGCAGGCCCGCCAGACTGAATCCCTCACCAACAAGCTCCGCTTGCAGGGCCTCCAGCCGGGAACCCGGGCCTTCGATCAGGCCATGCAGAACCTGACCACTTCGCAGGGCGATATCAACGCCAAAGCGTCGATCGACGCCGAACTTGCTGGTGTGGGGGCCGCCCGGGACAATTATTTGGCCCAGCTGCAAGGTCAGGGCCAAGCGTTCGACCAGTCGGCCCAATCGTACCTGCTCCCATGGCAGGCCATCCAAATGCAGTCCCAATCACTACAGGGTCTGGGTAATGGGATCGGTGCCGGGGTTGGCGGGGATATCTTCGGCAACGTCGGCGGGGATATCTACGGCGGCGCTGGCCAGGGTATTGCCTACGGTCTGGGCAGCGGAGCGGGCGGGAACGATCTTTACCAAGGCGCTGGCCAAGGTATCGGCAGCAACTTTGGACAGGGCATCGAGAGCAATATCAACCCGAACTATCAAGCCTACAACCAAGCGGGCGCATACGAAGGCCCGAAGATCTACGACGCGGCCAAGGACGCCTACGCGCAAAAAATGCAGGCGTATAACGAGCAGCAGCAAAAGAAGTCATCCAAGGGGAGCTCGATTGGTTCGATCGTCGGCACTATAGGCGGGTCGTTCTTCGGCATGCCGCAGGTTGGCGCAGCGGCCGGCGGTGCACTTGGCGGCATGTTCTCGGACGTGCGGCTGAAGCACGACATCCAGCCGCTCAGCGACGAAGAATGCTACGAGAAGCTGAAGAACATCATCCCGATCAGGTGGAAGTGGAACGGCACCAGCGTCGAGGACAGCGGCATTTCCGCCCAGCAGATTCTGGACGAGTTGCCATACTTGACAGACCGCACAGAGCGTGGTCTACTGGCTGTGAACTATACAGCCTTGTTCGCAATGCTTCTCGGCGGCTTCCGTCACCTCGCCTCCAAGCAGGAGTCCGAAAATGCAGCAGTATGACCCCATCACCGTCCAGCGCATGCTGGAACTGCTGCCGGAAATCGAGAAGCGGAAGCGGAAGGCCAAAAAGTACCGAGACGACGCGGACTACTTCAAGAACCTCCCGAATCAGCAGACTTCCGGCAACTTCATCCCGGCTCAGGGCGGGGCCATCGCCGGGTTCATTCCGGATTACGCGAAGATGGGCAACCAGCTTACTGGTGCTATCGGCGGGTACCTGATGGGCCGCAAGGCCGACCAAGAAGAGCAGGACCTTGCTGGCATGCAGCAGTCCGAGTCGATCCGGGCTTTGGACCAGCTTGGCAACGAAGTTGAAGGTGGTGCGTCGGAGAACGCCCTGCGCGGCTATTTGGGCATGATCGGCGGCGCTGACGTCAAAAACGCTCTCGGGAAGGCCCCGCACGTATCCAGCACCCGCATCAACCAAGACGGCAGCGTCATCAACTACATGTCCGATGGCACCGTCATGGACACCGGCCAGAAGGGCGACTTCGCCAGCCAAATGGTGCAGGACCCGATCACCGGCAAGTGGAGCGCCATCGGCAAGTCTGGTGCAGGTCGCGGCGTTGCGGCCCCCGTCATAGCAGGCGGCACACAGCCTTCGGCTGATGTCCCCCCGGTCCAGCCCGACGCCAATGGCCGCATCATGTCGGACGACGGGACCACCAACGCCGTATTCGACGGCCTCACCCCGGGCGAAAACAAGCGGCTCGCGAACAGCATCGCCGACCTGCAGCAATCCGGCGCGTCCGAAGATCAGATCAACCAGTTCATCCAAGGCTGGATGAAGAACAGGAAGCCCCCGACCCCCGGCCAAAACGCCGATTCGGCCAATGCCCCGCTTACCGGTTATTTGGGCGGACAACCACAACAGTTCGGAACCGCCACCCCCGCGCAGCAAGCCGCCGCGACGGAACGGGCCAAACTCGAAGCGCAAGTTGCTATGGCCCCGCAGACCAATGCCGCCGCCGCGCAGGGCGAGCAGATGAAGCTGGACGAGAAGACCGCCGCCGAAGCTCGGGCCAGAATCCCGCAGATGCAAGGCAATCTGGCCACGATGGAAAGCCTCGTGAACCACATTTTGGCTCCCGAGAACGACGCTGCCCTGCGCAACATCACCGGTCGCACCATCGGCGGCAACATCCCGGACACCAGCTTCGACGTTGACGGGAAGAGCCACATCGGCATGGCACGCAAGGCGTGGGACATCGCCAACTCCGGCAAGCCGGAAGCGAAGCTGATGTCCATGCATGACCAGCTGAAGGGCCAGGTCTTCATGCAGGCGTTCCAAATGCTGCGCGGTGGCGGCCAGATCACCAACGTCGAAGGTGAGAAGGCGACTGCCGCTTACGCCCGCATGAACCGCAGCGTCAGCACCGAGGATTACAAGGCCGCATTGAAAGATTTCTTGGATGCGACCCGTGCCGGCTACGCGAAAATCCAGGCCGCCGCAAGTGGCGGGTATTCGGCGGGCGGTCCAGCCATCGGCACCCCGCCCGCGAAGCCTGCCCTCCCGCCCGGTTTCTCTTGGGAGTAACAGAACATGCCTGTCCTCAACACCCCGAAAGGCCGGCTTCGCATTCCGGACGGCGCTCCCCCGGAGCAGGTCGCTGCTGCGCTGCAAGCAGCGGGTATTGACCCGTCCCAGATTGATGCTATTGTGCAATCGATGCCGACCGGGCCGGCACCCGCCGGCCCGGCCCCCGACCCCGCG